TCAGTCAGTATTTGGGGTTGGTCTACTGGTGAAGAAGCTTGGTTATGTGATCATCAAACATTGGCAGGTGATCCACATCAAGGCGAAGTGTGGAAAGCCTTAGATGTATTACTAACAAGTGACTGGGTTAAAGAAGACGGCACAAAGATGAAAATTGAAGTGACATGTATTGACTCTGGTGGATTAGCAACGATGCCTGTTTATCAATATTGTCGTGAGAGACAGGCTTTAGGTGTTGTTCCTGTTAAGGGTGCTAGTACAAGAGGTAAGCCACCAATAGGAAAAGGATCAAGGCAAGATATTAATTTCAAAGGCAAGACATTAAAGAAAGGTGTGTCGTTATACATGGTTGGAACTGACACAATTAAGGATTGTTTGATGGGAAGGTTGAAGCATAACGTCAAAAATGAGGACGGATCTAGCCCTGGTTATATGCACTTTCATGCTCAAACAGATGAGTCGTATTTCAGAGAATTGACTTCTGAACAGCAGATATTAAAGACAAATAGAAGTGGATTTAATGTTCCAACTTGGATAAAGAAAGCAGGAGTGCCATCTGAACGCTTAGATGAGCTTGTTTACGCTTATGCAGGGCTTAATTTGCTCTATCAACGTCATCCGAGGGCTAAAATTTGGGAAATCTATACTAAAAAGCTCTTAAATTCCGTTATTAATACGCAACAAAAACGAGTATCATCTAAGAAATCGGGTAAATCTCCTGATTATGTCAACTCCTGGTAGTTATTAAGTGCCTATTCCAACTTTATTCAGGGCCGGAGATACTATTCGCTGGCGAGATCCCTCTACGGCTAATAGTCTCGGTGAAAGTGTTACTAACACTGATTATACCTGTAAATACTATCTTCGTGCCAATGCTTCTGGAGAAGCGAAGACAATTACAGGATCAAATTATGGTGATGGATGGGAATTTGTTATTACATCGGCTGACTCAGCAACTATGGATGCTGGCAACTGGTGGTTTCAGGCAAAAGCCACTAAATCAGATGATGAGGTAACAACTTATGAAGGCCAGATAGAAGTAAAGGCACAACTTACATATACGGGAACACCAGGAGCGTATGACGGAAGATCACAAGCACAAGTAGATCTTGACTCTGTTAAATCGGCTATTCGTTCAATCATTGCTAATAAAGCTGCTGAATACACAATTGGAGATCGAACTTTTAAGTATGCAGATTTAGGAGAATTAAGAAGGCGTGAATCTCAATTAAAAGCTGAAGTTGTAAGGGAAAGAAAAGCAAACATGATTGCCAACAACATGGGTGATCCACATAACTTATTCGTGAGGTTTTAACGATGGGTGTTATTAATGCCTGGAAAGCTCTTTGGTCTTCTGAAGAAAAAGAGGAAACAACAATTGTTCCTAGAAGGCGAATGTATGCAGGTGCTACAACGAGCCGATTAACTTCTAATTGGATTGCTTCTGGTACTTCTGCTGACGCTGAAATCAAAGGTAGTCTTGGAACTTTAAGACAAAGAAGTCGTCAATTAGTACGTGATAATTCACATGCTAAAAATGCAGTTCGGACCATTACTGCAAATGTAATTGGACCTCATGGAATTAAGTTACAAGCGAATATAAGAAAACAGCGAGGCGGCAAGCTTGATAACAAGATTAATGAATCTGTAGAAACTGCCTGGAAGATATGGGGTCGTTATGACTCATGCCACACCGCTGGTCGGCTTTGTTTTGTAGATATTGAAAGGCTTGTATGTCAGAGTCTTTGCGAATCAGGCGAAGTATTCGTTCGGATGGTGCGAAAGCCGTTTGGTCGTTCCAATATTCCTTTTGCACTTGAGATCTTAGAAAGTGATCAATTAGATGATGATTACAACGGTCCGAGTAGCAGTAAGGGCAATACATGGCGAATGGGAGTGGAATTAGATGAGTGGCAACGCCCTGTTCAATACGCTTTTTTATCTCAGCATCCAGGTGATAGCACTTTCCCTACGCAGCTAGGAGAGAAGAGATACATGATGCTTCCAGCTAATGAGGTAATACATCTTTACTTAAGTGAAAGGCCAGGTCAGACAAGGGGTGTTCCTTGGATGTCAACTGCTATCAAACCTTTACATCACTTGGATGGTTTTTCTGAAGCGAGTGTTGTTAGGGCTAGAGCTTCTAGTGCTTTGATGGGTTTTATTACGTCACCTGAAGGTGAATTAGATCCTGGTGGAGAAGTATTTGAAGGGGATCGGGTTACGTCATTCAGTCCTGGGCAATTTCATTACCTACAAAATGGAGAAAATGTCGTAATTCCAGATATGGATTCACCTCATGGTGAGTTTGAAGCTTTTATGAGAGCAATGTTACGCTCTATGGCTGCTGGTATCGGACTTTCCTATGAAAGCTTGAGTCGTGACTACAGCCAATCGAATTATAGTTCTAGTCGTTTAGCTTTGTTAGAAGATCGTTCACAATATCGTGCAATTCAAAATTACTTTATTGAAAACTTCCATAGTCGTGTTTTTGATGCCTGGTTAGAAATGGCCGTATTAAGTGAAACCTTAGAACTGCCAAGTTTCGAGACTGAGACTGAAAGATATACGAGAGTTAGATGGATGCCAAGAGGATGGGATTGGATTGATCCGCATAAAGAAATACAAGCTGCTAAAGAAGCTGTTCGATGTGGATTTAAGACACAATCACAAATTGTTTCTGAACAAGGTGGTGATTTTGAAGAGTTAATTACTGCAAGAAAGACAGAAGTTGAGCAGGTAGAACAGTTAGGATTGCAATTTGATACTGATAGTGTTGCCGTTAATCAACAATTAACTACTAAAGTAGATGGAAACAACAACAACGCCAATGGAGGACAAACGTGATTTAGAAGGTCAAATTCAACATCGTTCAGAACTTACTGATTTTGTTATTAGTGAAGATGAACGCACAATTGAATTTCCCTTCAGTTCCGAATTACCTGTTAGTCGTGGGTATTTAGGAAACGAAATTCTTGATCACAGAGAAGAGTCTATTGACTTTTCACGTCTAAATTCATCTGCACCTCTTTTACTAAATCACGACACCTCCAAAGTTATAGGTGTTGTAGAAAGAGGTTGGTTGGATAAAGATAAGAAAAGAGGTATGGCTTCAGTTCGCTTTGCTCGCAATGCGTTAGGCAAAGAGACACTTGATATGGTCAAGGATAAAATCTATCGCAATGTATCGGTTGGATACAGCGTTAGTGACACAGAAGAAGGAGACAACTCATATCGTGTTACTTCATGGTCCCCCCATGAAGTTTCCATTGTGAGTGTTCCTGCCGACCCAACCGTAGGTGTTGGCAGATCTATTGCTAATGAAAGTGTTATTGCTACGCAAGAACAACCTACAATTAGTGATGAAGAACGTGCTTCTGCACCAACTCCAGCGGCTCCAGTCGCACCCCCTCAACCTCAACCTCAACAAGAGATGACAACAACTCCTGATTTAGACCAGGTGCGTTCAAAGGCCGCTGAAGAAGCAGCCAAGACAGAACGCTCTCGGATTGCAACTATTACTGCTTTAACTTCTAAGCATGGCTTTGAAGATTTAGGTCGTCAATTAGTAGAAAACGGAAGCACTATTGATGTTGCTCGTGAAGCTGTTTTAGACAAGATTGGTCAACAGCCAGTTCCTACTGTTTCACCAGTAGAGCTAAACGATAAAGAACAGCGTGATTATCGAATTTCTGCTGGTATCCGTTCTTTATTAACAGGTGACTGGTCATCTAAAGATGCTGGTTATGTACGTGAACTTTCACAAGAAGTAGAAAACAAAGGGCATAGACGTTCTACAGAGAAAAGTTTCTTTGTTCCTTATACAGCGTTATCAGAACGTGCTACTTATGTCACCTCGACTGCAAATGTCGGTGGAAACATTGTTGCGACTGAGTTATTAGCTGGTGACTTCATTGAAGCACTAAGAAATCAGTCAGTCATGCTAGAAGCTGGTGTTCGCACCATGAATGGTCTAGTAGGTGACATCGCTATTCCACGCCGCAGCGGAGTAGGCAGTACCTATTGGTTAAGCTCAGAAACTACAGCTATTACGTTCTCAAACAGCACCTTTGATCAGGTAGCGATGAGTCCTAAGAACTTAGCTGCTATTCAGAAGCACTCAAGACAGGTTCTATTACAGGGAACACCTGGTATTGAGCAGTTAATCAGAGATGACCTAAGAGATGGTCTTCAGTTGGCAATGGACCTAGCGATTCTTAATGGATCTGGTTCTTCTGGTCAGCCAACAGGAATCATGCAAACTTCCGGCATTGGCTCTGTTGCTATGGGTACTAACGGTGGTGCTGTAACTCTTGAGAAGATTGTTGACCTAGAAACAGCCGTTATGGAAGATAACGGTAGTGTTAATACTTCTGGAATTAGGTATGTTACCAATCCAAAAGTGATGGGAGGTTTGAAAAAACTTAGAGCCGGAGGATCTAGTGCTACAGATGGTAGTTTCCTCTATAACACTGATCTATCTGCTATTGGTCGTGGTGGTACTCCTGCTGTTCTTAATGGCTACGGTGTACTTACCTCTAACCAGGTTCCATCTAACCT